GTGAAGAATCGGTTGGAAGAACTGCGAAAACAGAGAGGAATACGGCAGGAAGAACTGGCTACTGCCTTGGAAGTATCCCGACAAACAATCGGCTCGCTGGAAAACGGACGATATAATCCGTCTATCATACTCGCTTTCAAGATTGCCAGATTCTTCGAAATGAGCATTGAGGAAATATTTATCTATGAGGAGGAGCAAATCGATGAAAAATAACAGCGTTGGTAAATATGTCGCGCTTGCGGTGTTTGGCTTTATACTGTTTGTTGCCGGACTTGCTCTGGCTATATCACTACCGGACGCTCAGGGCATTATGCGCACATTGCCTTACATCTGTGTCGGGATTGGTTCAGGCATATTCGGAGAAAATCTTGGCACGGCAATAAAGAATCGGCACTTAAAAAAAGACCCGAACGCCGCCAAGCAGCTTGAGATTGACACAAAGGATGAGCGTAACGTAGCAATCAATAACAGAGCAAAGGCAAAAGCGTTTGATCTGATGCTGATAGTGTACGGCGCGCTGATGTTGGCGTTTGCACTCATGCGGGTTGACATGTATGTGGTGTTGGCTTTTGTGGCTGCTTATTTATTCGTTGTATTTTCAATGGTTTACTATATCAATAAATATCACAAAGAGATGTAGCGGTAAGACGGCGGGTATTATCTTTCGCCTCGTCGATCACAATGTTGAAGAAATAAAAACCACAAGACATTCTGAATTTTCAGGGTGTCTTTTCTTATGCCCTTTTTGAGGAGGTGAAGGCATGGCAGACAATTTTGGTTTGCAAATTGGCGTTGAGGGTGAGCGTGAATTCAAGAACGCCCTGCGAGACATTAATCAGTCCTTTAAAGTACTGGGCAGTGAAATGACTCTTGTGACCAGTCAATTTGATAAAAATGATAAATCCATACAGTCAGTCACCGCTCGTAATGCGGTTTTGAATAAAGAGATCGACGCGCAGAAAGAGAAGATTTCCACCCTTAAGGCTGCTCTTGATAACGCCTCCTCCTCTTTCGGCGAAAACGACCGCCGTACTCAGAACTGGCAGATTCAGCTGAACAAGGCTCAGGCAGAACTCAATGGCATGGAGCGTGAACTTGAACAGTCCACAATCGAAGCAGATAATCTTGGTGACGAATTAGACGATTCCGGTAAAAGTGCCGAGGATGCCGGTGGCAGGTTTGATAAACTCGGCGGTATACTGGGGGGCATCGGTGTGGCGATGGGTGCTGTTGCCGTTGCTGCCGGTGCTGCCGCTATCAAGCTGGGAAAAGAAGTCGTACAGCAATTCGGCGAGTTGGAACAGAACCTCGGCGGCTCGGAGGCGGTTTTCGGTGCATACGCTGCATCGATTCAGAAAACGGGTGAAGAGGCCTATAAAAACCTCGGTGTCTCCCAAAGCGAGTATCTCGCGACCGCCAACAAAATGGGTGCGTTGTTTCAGGGTTCTGGCATCCAACAGCAGAAAAGCCTTGAGCTGACTGAAAAGGCCATGCAACGTGCTGCGGACATGGCATCCGTTATGGGTATTGATATGTCCTCCGCAATGGAAGCGGTCACAGGTGCTGCAAAGGGCAACTTTACAATGATGGATAACTTGGGCGTGGCAATGAATGCGACGAGTGTCCAGGCATATGCCGCCTCGAAGGGTCTTGATTTCGTCTGGTCAAGCGCGAGTAACGCCGAAAAAGCAGAAGTCGCGATGCAGATGTTCTTTGAGAACACGGAGCAGTATGCCGGAAACTTTGCGAAAGAGTCAACTCAGACAATCTCCGGTTCCATTGGATTGTTGCAAGCGGCTCTTGGTTCTTTTACAGCCGGACCCGGCAATGCCAACGCCGACATGACCAATCTCACGGAGAATCTTGTAGATGCATTCCAGTCAGTCGTCGCTAATATCGTACCAGTTTTAGAGAATATCGTAGCCGCATTACCGACTGCGACAGGTGCAATTTTAGCAGCAGTTGCTGACTTACTTCCTATGCTGCTTGAAACCGTCACAAGTATATTCACTCAGGTACTGGAAACAATTTTGAACCTCTTACCTGAACTTATCCCAGCAGCGGTTAGTGCTCTCATGACGATTGTCGGGGCATTGATTGAAAATCTTCCGTTGCTCATAAATGCAGCAATAGAACTGGTAACCGCGCTTGTGGAGGGTATTGGCATAGCTTTACCGCAGCTCATACCCGCAGCGGTTTCCGCAGTCACGCAGATTGTCCAGGGTTTGATTGAGAACCTGCCAATGCTGTTGGATCCGGCTTTGCAGTTGATAATAGGATTAGCACAGGGATTAGTTGATGCAATACCTCAGCTTGTTTCTGCCTTGCCTGCCATAATCGAAGCCGTGGTGGATTTTCTTATTGAATCCATTCCAGAGATTATTGATGCGGGTATTCAGTTGCTGACCTCACTGGTGACAGCATTGCCTACCATCATTACGGCAGTTGTAGAAGCAATTCCGCAAATAGTCGACAGTATCATCAATGCAGTCATTGGGTCTATTCCCATGATCATTGACGCGGGCATTCGCCTTCTTATATCGCTAATTCAGGCTCTTCCTCAGATTATTACTACTGTTGTAGCCGCAATTCCAAAGATCATAACCTCACTGGTAAACGCGATTGTAGGTAATATTGATAAGATCATCCTGGCTGGGGTTCAGCTCTTTGCTGCCCTCATTGCGAATTTACCCAGAATCATCGTTGAGGTGGTCAAAGCTGTTCCGCAGATCATCTCGGGACTGGTCAAAGCTTTTACCGGTTATATAAGCCAAATGGCTCAAGTGGGCGGTAATTTGATTAAAGGATTGTGGAATGGTATTTCAGACGCAGGCGCGTGGCTATGGAGTAAGATTTCAGGGTTCTTTGGTAATGTGGTATCGAAGATTAAGAACTTCTTTGGTATCAAATCCCCCTCTGCTCTGTTTGCTGGAATTGGCCACAATATGGGCGAAGGCATCGGTGTGGGCTTCGAGGATGCTATGGCAACTGTCTCAAGGGATATGCAAAATGCAGTACCCACAAACTTTGATTTGAATTACAGAGGTTTGTCAGGACAAGGCGGTGCCACTGGCACAAGCATCACGCAGAATCTTTCTGTGGTAACACCAAAGGCTCTCTCCGAAAAAGAACTGGCAAGGGAGTTCAAAAACCTCTCCCGCAAGCTTGCACTTGAATACTAAAGGAGGTCTGAATGTGGAACTTACTTATATTAATGCAGATGGCAGGAGCATCACACTCAAACAAAGCCGCCCGTATTTTCTTACCAAAATAGACGGCACAGGCAATATACGTCAGACCGTTAACACCTTCAAGGCACCGGATCAGGACGGTGCTTTTTATATTTCCTCCACATTGGATATGCGTAACATCATACTGGAGGGTACGGTCTTGGCAGATACACCTGACGATGCCTATGTACGGAGACAGCGCTTTCTTCAGATATTTAGTCCTAAACTGAATGGAACGCTCGTCTACCGTAACCGGCAAATTGCCTGCGTTGTAGAGGAAGCGGGGTTTGCTGTTTCCACCAGGCAGCGGATACCTAATTTTTTTGTTAGTCTCCTTTGCCCCTCTCCCTTTTTCGAGACGCTTGATGAAGTGCGTGAGGAACTGGCATCTTGGATACCGTTACTCGAATTTGAGCTGGAGATACCTGAGAGCGGCATGGAGTTTGGAATGCGCCAGCCCAGCCAAATCATCACAGTGGACAACATCGGCGATGTTTCCTGCGGCTGCGAGATTGTATTCCAAGCGCTGGGAACGGTGACAAATCCGGAACTCTTAAATATAGACACTGGTGAATACATGCGACTTCTCACGACGATGAGCGCCGGAGATGAACTTCGAGTATATACCCATTTCGCGGGTAAGCGAGTAGTCAGCGTCAACGGAACTGTGGTAACGAACGCCTTCTCCTTGCTGGACACCGATTCGGTGTTTTTTCAACTTGCTTCGGGCATTAACACTTTGCGCTACGATGCTTCAGTCAATATGGAACTGCTGGAAGTCAGCATTTACTATCGTCCGCAGTTTCTGGGGGTGTGAATATGCAACTGTATATCTACAATCCAAACCGGGAACTTACGGGTATTGTGGAGTCTTTCGAATACCTGCGCTGGACACGGCGTTACTCCCAGTGTGGTTCATTTGAGTTAAAAGCCATAGCAACACCGGAGAATACTGCGCTCTTAAAAGAGGGCAACATCCTTTGGAAGAACGATGATGAAGAGGCTGGGATCATTGAGCATCTGGAATTGTCTCAGACCGAGCAGGAAATCATCACGGCGAGCGGTCGCTTTGCGACATCCTTTCTCTCCCGACGTATTGTGTGGGAAACAGAAAATTTGTCCGGTGACCTTTCTGCCTGTGCCCTGCAGCTGATAAATAATAATCTCATCAGCCCCACTGACACGGCGAGGCAAATTAACGGAATAGCCTTCTCATCTCCAAACTTAGATGTACCGGTTAGTACCCAGATATCATACCAAAATCTGATGGATGCTGTGACGGAACTATGTGCCGCTTCTGATATTGGCATTAAGACAGTGTTTGCTACGGCAACAGGCATCTTTACAGTGACTCTGTATAAAGGTGCCAACTCCCAGGCGGTGTTCTCCAAGGAGTACGAGAATCTCACTGAACAGATATATACAGAGAGCGCAGTGGATTACGCCAACACTGCACTCATCGGTGGCGAAGGTGAAGGTGCAAGCCGGACATTTGTCGCCATCACAAGCGGCTCAGGAGAAACTCGGCGTGAAATTTTCGTGGATGCTAAAGATCTACGGGCTGAGGACTTCGGAACAGATTACATCGAGACTCTGACTTTTAGAGGTCAGAGCAAGCTAAATGAGCAGTCAATACGATATTCGTTTGACACATCGGTAAACCCTCATGGCAACTTGACATACAAGATAGACTTCGACCTTGGACAGACCGTTAAAGTCATCTCTAAGGCATGGGGCGTATCCATGACTACCCGAATCACCGAGGTTGAAGAAACCTATGATGCTGACGGTCAGACTATTAGCGTAGTGTTTGGAAAGGCTGAAATAACAATAGCACAGAAAATCCGTTCCGACATGAGCGAGGTTAAAACAGCATTATCGGCTCCCACAGGCATATCCGAAGTGGCGGAAGCTCTGGGCGTCGTAGAGGGAAGCTTAGGTGAAGTAGAAGGAGCGCTTAGTACTGTAGAAGAAACCTTGGGTGACTTGATGGTAGTAAATCCGGAAATCCAAGGTGATAATTTTGCGGATACAATCAACAACCTGTTTGGAAAGATTCCCGCACTCGAAATAATTGTAGGTGAGGGTACTATATCCATCGGTCAATACGCCTTGCATAACATGATGCCTGGAGATGCCTTTTATTTTACCTCGTGGAGTGGCAACAAGTTCAGTGACCAGCCAAGTGATGACGGGCATGTATTTCTCATAAAGCATAGCGGGGACAACACGGGTAACGACTATCAGAGGGCGATGGGCTTCTTTATATCCCGCAATACCATGACGTTCTTTGTGATTTCAGTTTTCGTGTTCAATAACCCTTCCGGTCAGGCGAACTGGCTCAACATTAATAACGAACCAATTACCACGGCGAGGATTGCAAACGGAGCTGTGACTACTGCGAAAATAGCCCAGGAGGCCAATACCTCACTCACTTACTCACTTGGAAGTGGTGTGACAATGGGTTTTAATATGTCGTTTGTAAATAAGGGCATCGTTTCAATCGGAATGCAAGTCAACGTAGGTGCTTCAGGAGTCGCATCCGGCGACACGATTCTAACAATAACAAATGCGAACTTTTACCCCTACTCAACTGTGCGCTCTGTGGCGACTGCCGTGGGCGGCAGCGGCACCAATATGCCGATTACGATTAACGCAAGCGGTGTGGTGGCGAACGCCGCCTCTTCCACACTGCCTACAGGTTTTTACCTTATATCTTGCTCTTACGCCAGAGCTTAACAGGAGGAAATTTATATGGAGAAAAGCGGTTTTTTCAACTCATCGGACGGAGACAGGATCTATGACGCAGCAGACTTCGCGGCATATTTCGGAAGCCTTATCTCCAACGGTGTATTTTATATGACAGCAACAAACTTGCAGGTATCTCCAGCGAGCGGCTTAGCTGTTAGTGTGGCGGCAGGAAGCGCGTGGATTAACGGATACCGTTATGAAAATACGGATGACTTGAATATCCCACTGACAACTGCAAACGGAAGCAATCCCCGCATTGACCGGATTGTGGTCCGTTTTAGTCAGATTAGTCGAAGCATTCAAATTGCCGTTGTTGACGGAACTCCCGCTACAACGCCTGTGCCCCCGGTATTGACAAGAACCAGCGATATCTATGAACTCGGAATCGCAGACGTGCTTGTGCCGACAGCTGCAACATCAATAGATACAAATAACATTACTGACACCCGTCTGAATACCGACCTTTGCGGTTTGGTAAACTCGCTGGTTTCGGCTGTATATGAGTGAGGTGAATTCCTATGGCAACTTATCAGGCAACAAATGCTTGTACATGGCGTAATGGAAGTTGGATTGCGGGTGTAACCGACTACGTTCGACAAGGGGTTTATGCTCCAGCCAATAATAATGAGAATGTTGGTGCCATGTTATTTGACCTTACAAGTATTCGAAATACCTATGCGAACTATTATCCCACCTCTGCCAGTATTCATCTTGTTAGAATAGCTGCAGGTGATTGGGGTTCAGCCAGAACTATAACGCTATATGCTGGAAATGCATATGGTTTGCCATCTCCTAGTTCGGGTATCAGCATATCCGGGAGTAGACCTACGAAAGTTACCTCTGGGTATAGTTATACTGTTTCTGCCGGACAAGGTGCAAAGGATATCGCAATTTCCACCGCACTCATTGATTCCATCGGTAGTGGAGCTAGTAACTGTTTATTCATGGATGCCGGCTCCAGCACCCTAGACTATATGGGGTTTCGAGCCAGGGATGATTTAAGCCAGATAGTGTTGACCATCAACTGGGCAATAAGAACCACAGCTTGTAGTGCTCCGACATCCTGTTCATTGAATGCAACCCTTTCGGAGGACAATGTTACATTATCATGGAGCGGTGCTTCCGGTGGTGCAGGAAATGCTATCTCATCTTATGAAATTCAGTATAGTGATTCTGCTGACAACTTGAATTGGGGAGCGTGGACAGCACTAACTTCAGTAACCACCGCAGCCACTAGTGCCAGCTTGTCAGTTGCACCACCATCAACACGGGGTAATTATCGTAGGTTTCGGGTGCGAACTCGAGGTACAGCAGGAGCAAGCTATTATTCCGGCTGGAAGGTATCGACAAACTCTGTCCGCAGAAACACGGTCCCAAGCCCAGCTACCACTGCAGTAGCTTCTCCCTCAAACTACAGCGATGAGATCATCATACTGACATGGAGCGGGGCTTCTGGAAGTACGAGTGCAATCAAGGGATACCAGATTGCCAGTCGAACATCTACGGATAACAGCACATGGAGTCCATGGAATGTTCTGACCACTCTGACCTTGTCAGCCAGTGGCGGAAGTTACAACCCAAATGTATCAAGAACCCCAGGCACATATACTCAATTTGGCATTTGGACAATAGACAATCTCGATGTTTACTCTTCAGAGAAGATAAGTAACAGTATCTACTGCGATATTACTGCCTGCATAGCGCCGACAGCTTGCTCTGTAAGCGCAACATTAGCTGAAGGAAATGTCACCCTCTCTTGGAGTGGTGCTTCTGGTGGTGCAGGCAATGCCATCACATCCTATGAGATACAGTACAGCGACTCAGTAGATAACAGCACATGGGGAGCATGGACAGCACTGACCACGGTGTTCACTTCAGCGACAAGTGGCAGCATAGTTGTCAGCCCAACGCCAACACGCGGGAATTATCGGCGATTCCGGGTAAGAACGAGAGGTGCAGCTGGGGAGGGTTTCTACTCTGACTGGACTGTTACCAGCAACACTGTCCGCAGAAATACACTGCCTACGCCACCGACAACCTTTGCCGCCGCTCCTGCTATCTACGAGTCCAGCACCGTAACTCTTACATGGAGCGGAACAATACCCGGAACCAGCGCTATAAAGCAGTATGTCATTCAACATTCTACTTCAACGGATGGGACTAACTGGTCGGCGTATGAGGCTCTGACTACCATCGTTTCAAGCGCTACCTCGGGGACGTATACAGCAAATGCATCACAGATAGCCGGAATGTATACCCGCTATCGTATCAGCGTAACCGATACCTTGGATGCAGTCTCTGCCTACGTAGTCAGCGGCACAGTAAAGAAAAACAGTCCGCCGACTGCCCCGGTCATCGTCTATCCGGTGTCTGGCAGTTCAAGTTACAATGCCACCCCACGTTTCATGATTACAACGGGCATTGAGCCGGATAGCCAGACGCAGATTATGGAAGTTAAAATCGATACTGGTGCTTGGATTAACAGCGTAGACAACCCAGAGATGTTTTCCGTAAGCGGCTACCTGGGCAACGGTGTAAAAACCGTGTATCAAGCGGCAACACTGACCGAGGGGAACCATACTGTGACTATCCGATGTCTTGATAGCGATATCGAGTCGTCAAGTCCTGAGGTTGTGCGGACCTTTACTGTATTACCACCGCCATTTGAGACGATCACCGCGAACGAAACGCATGTGAAGGCAACTCACATCCAATCGCTCCGAGCTGCTGTAAATACAGTGCGAAGCTATTACAATCTTTCTCCCGTGACTTGGAGTGAAGAAATTATTGCTGGAAAGACCACTGTTAAAAACTGGCCGTTCCACATCTTGGAACTCCGAAAAGCCCTCGATTCTGTCATTGCAGCGGTCAACGGTTTTGACCCCTCATCGGCTTTTAATATTCCACCCATAACAGGGCTGCCCATTGGAACTGTGCGACCAAAAGCAGATGTGATGCAACAAATTCAGGACCTGTTCTTGGAGCTTTAAACACTATACAGCCATAGCGCTCTCGTATTTATGCGAGAGCGCTTTTCTATATACACAAATTCATGAAATGGAGGTATTTCTAATGAAAGAGATTTGGAATTGGATACAGTTGGCTTTTTCAGCTGTCGGTGCTTTTCTTGGGTGGTTTCTCGGTGGCTTTGACGGCTTTCTCTACGCGCTGCTCGCATTCGTAGTAGTTGACTACATCACCGGTGTCATGTGCGCCATTGTAGACAAAAAGTTGTCCAGTGAGGTCGGTTTTAAGGGAATCTGCAAGAAGGTGCTGATTTTTGTGATGGTGGGCGTTGCACACATCATGGACCTCTATCTCATCGGAAACGGAGAGGTACTGCGTACCGCCGTCATCTTTTTCTACTGCTCAAACGAGGGCGTGTCCATGCTTGAAAACGCTGCGCACTTGGGACTGCCCATTCCCGAGAAGCTCAAGGCGGCTCTGGAGCAGCTTCACGGGCGGGAAGATGGTGATGGGAAATGATTGATTTAACAAAAGCCGCGACGGTATTTATCGGGCGGCGGGGTGAACATTACTTTCGCCACCTTGAGTTTGATGTCTCCAGTTTATTAGATGGCACCTACCCTGGAGCTTCCTTAAACGCTATATGCAAAAGGCCTGATGGTAATGCCTATCCAGTTGTTACGACCTATGCCGACGGAGTTCTTACCTGGTCACCTAGCGCAACGGATACACAAATCGTCGGTGTCGGTCAGTTGGAGATAAGGGTTACTTATGGTGATGTGGTCGGAAAAAGCGTTCGGATATTAACCATCGTTGAGGAGGCTCTTGCAGACGATATAGTTGATCCACCCGAGCCACCCGCACAGGAATGGTTGAATCAGGTGCTTTCGACCTTAGCAGAACTGGATATTGAACAGATAAACAGTTTGCTAAATCTCATATATAACCTGCAAAATGACAATTATGCACTGCTAAATACAACACACAACTTACTCGATGAAACGCGTGACACGCTGAATATAAGGGCAGGAATTCTTCTCAACCATTTGCATCCAATTGAAACCGCTTCTGCACCGGATATGATAAGCCGAAGAGCGTCTATCACATTTAGTAACATAGACAATGACAATAACGTAGTAATCGGAACGGTAATATATACCTTCGTTACGGTTTTGGGTAGTCCTACTGCAAACAATGTGCAGGTGTTAATCCAAGACACCCTTCGCAATACAGTCAAAATTCTCGCCAAAGCCATCAGGGGCGTCGAAGATGAAACGAACATTGCCTATGGGACAGGAACAGATCCGAACCCCATTTGCACAGCCTATTGGACAAGTCAACGGTTTTCAATCGGCAGTGCTACCATTGATGCGGGTGAAAGTTTATTCATGCTTGAAAGAGCAGAAAATGCAACATCCACAATAACTTTCACATCCACCGCAACAGCAACTATCAATCCATTTACCAGGATAAGCTACCTGAGATATATCTTGTCGGGTAATGTCTCGGGTTCTGGCGGTGTCAACAGCGTTCGTGGACCTCTGCACACAGTATTGCCCATTAGCAGCGTGGTCATTGGTGGTCAGGATGGATTGCTTTATACGACAGCTTATGATTGCCATCTGTTAACCCTTTGCCGTCAATCGGATACTCGTGAGAAAGAACTGGATTTCTATATTTCCAACGATGAGGAGACTTTCACCAGAATTCAACGAAGTACGCCCATCGGGTCGAATACTGCTGCCGAATCCCTACACATCCATATCGAAATGCGGCAGGCCAGAGTACCTGCAGGATATGGACTGTATGTCTGCATGGGAAGCGACGGCACCTCGGCAACTGCTTACTGTGATTTGAAATTTACCTATCATCTGTATCCTACCGCTCTTGCATCTGACACAAATGCTTGATTAGTGAGGTGATCGTAATGAATCTAAAAAAGCTCATATTAACAAACAATGCTTGCTTTAAAGCAGGCAGAACAATTATACCGAAAGGTATCATGGTACACTCCACCGGGGCAAATAACCCTTGGTTGAAGCGCTATGTTGGTCCGGATGACGGTTTTCTCGGAAAGAACGAATACAATAACCACTGGAATCAAGATAAGCCCGGTGGCCGTCAGGTCTGCGTTCATGCCTTCATCGGCAAGCTGGCGGATGGAACAGTCGTTACTTATCAAACCCTACCATGGAACCACCGTGGCTGGCATGCCGGGGGTAAGGCGAATGATACGCATATAGGCTTTGAGATTTGCGAGGACGGTCTTTCGGACAGCACCTACTTCAATAAGGTGTACCGGGAGGCCGTTGAACTTTGTGTATACCTTTGCAATCTCTATGGCTTAACTGAAAAGAACATTCTCTGTCATAGTGAAGGCTATAAACAAGGCATTGCAAGCAATCACGCTGATGTGATGCACTGGTTTCCCAAGCACGGAAAGTCAATGGACACTTTCCGTTCTGAGGTCAAAAGGCTGCTCACTGAAAGTGAAACGCCAAAACCTCCAGCACCTGTCCCGAGCGAACCGAAGAAGCTGTATCGTGTCCAAGTCGGCGCTTATTCGGTTAGAGCAAACGCAGATGCTATGCTCGAAAAGGTAAAGGCAGCGGGCTTCAAAGATGCCTTCATTAAAACAGAATAAAGCTTAAACTACCATTCCCATCGAGCCGGATTCTCTGCTCGGTGGGCTATCTTTTATTTAGGGGGTTAAACTTTTCGGCTTTAAGTAGAAGGAAACAATGGTCTTATTTGCTAAGGACGGATTTCCTTCGGATTGGAGGAGCCGAAATGACAGATACACAAAGAACTCAGATAAAGGAACTGCGCCTTGCAGGATACGGCTATAAGAAAATTGCTCAGGCGCTTTGCCTTTCCGTAGATACGGTCAAATCCTATTGCAGAAAGAATAACCTCGCTGGTGTGATGGCAGGTACTCCTTCCTCTTCTGTCGATGGAAAGACCTACTGTAAGCAATGTGGCAAAGAACTCTTACAAAAACCAAATCAAAAGATCCTATTGTTTTGTAATAGCGAATGCAGACAAACCTGGTGGAATACTCACCCAGAGATGGTAAACAAAAAAGCTATCTATTCCTACCACTGTCGTCACTGCGGTAAAGCATTCACAGCCTATGGTAATTCCCACAGAAAGTATTGCTCTCACTCCTGCTACATCGCAGATCGCTTTGGAGGTGAGTGCCATGAGTGAAGAAATGTTTAATGCCGAAAAGCTATACTGGGCAACAATGACAATAGCAAAATCTATGCTAACAAAAGGCCTCATCACCGCCGAAGAATACGCCATAATTGATACAAAAATGCTTGAGAAATATCGCCCCGTATTTGGCACGTTATTAGCCCAAACTTCCTTGACTTTATAGGCTTTTAGAGTGATGTATTGTATCAGAAAGGAAGTGATTATTTGCGAAAAGTAAGTAAAATAGAAGCTAAGCTGCCACAACTGCCTGAGCGGAAAAATGTCGCTGCCTATGCGAGAGTTTCAGAAGAAAAAGGCCGCACCCTTCATTCACTGTCAGCACAAATCAGCTTTTACAGTTCATATATTCAAAAGCATCGTGAATGGCAATACGCAGGCGTTTATGCAGACGAAGGTATTTCCGGCACGACTGATAATCGTGTTGAGTTTAGAAGAATGCTTGAGGATTGTGAGCAAGGCAAAATTGACATTATCCTTACAAAATCCATCTCGCGCTTTGCCCGCAATACTGTTGATTTACTTGAAACGGTCAGACACCTCAAGGAGCTTGGAATTGAAGTCCGGTTTGAAAAGGAAGGTATCAATTCCCTGAGCGAGGACGGCGAACTCATGCTAACGCTGCTTGCATCATTTGCCCAGGAAGAAAGCCGCTCCACCAGCGAAAATGTGAAATGGGCTATACGGAAAAAATTCCAACAAGGAAGACCGAATTCATTTAATGTTTATGGTTACCGATGGGATGGCCAACGTTTCATTGTTGAGCCTGAGGAAGCCCAAATTGTAAGGCTTATATTCGATAATTTCCTCAAAGGGCTGTCTGCCGAGCAAACGGAAGTTCAACTGGAGGAAATGGGCGTCAAGTCATACACTGGTGGTCATTTTTCAAATACCTCAATCAGAGCCATCCTCCGCAATGAGAAATACACCGGCAATATGCTTCTACAGAAAGTTTTTATACCTGACCACATTTCACACAAGTCCAAGAATAATGATGGCGAACTTCCTCAATATTGGGTAGAAGATTCTCATGAAGCCATTATCAGCTTGGAGACTTATGAAAAGGTGCAGGCCGAAATCGCACGGCGCAGAGAGTTAGGTGTTTTTGCCAACAAGTCGATTAACACCACCTGCTTTACAAGTAAGGTTAAGTGCGGAAATTGCGGTGTCAGCTACAGGCGTAGCGGTAAAAGGCAACGGAAGGATTCAAACACGGTTTACTATGTCTGGATTTGCCAAACTAAAGATCGCAAGAGTTCAAGAGAATGTGATTCTAAAATTGTCCCTGAGAAAATGCTTCAAAAGGTTAGTGCCCAGGTGCTTGGCTTAGAGGAGTTTGATGAGGAAGTGTTCTTGGATCAAATTGAAAAAATCGTGGTTAATGGCAAGGACGAACTCATCTTTCATTTCTATGATGGACAGATAGTTCCACAGAAATGGAAATCCACTGCCCGGAAGGATTGCTGGACACCTGAAGCCAGAGCAGCAAAATCCGCTTACAGCAAAAAGAACCCTCGCAGTTCAGGAACCATTACCTGCTTTTCCTGCAAAATCGGCTGCAGTAAATGCGGTCAGAATTTACGCAGGAACACCAGCACTCGTGTAAGCGGAGAAAAAGCCCATCACTGGCGCTGCCCACCCCATAACAATTGCGGACACAGTGGTTTAGAAGAGAACCTTATAAAAAGCATCTCTGCTGATGTTCTCGGCATCGATGAATTTGATGAAGCTGCATTCACAGATAAGGTTGACCGCATTACTGTGGTTTCCAATGATGAGCTGATTTTCCACCTCAAGGACGGTAGCGAGTCTACACGGCAGTGGCAGTTTAAGCGCCGACAACCAGCATGGTCAGAAGAACGAAAACAACGCCAAAGCAAGAAAATGTCACAGGTTTGGAGGGATAAACATGAGCAGAGCGAAAACAGCTAAAAATGTAACGACCATTCCTGCTACTATTAGCCGTTTCACTTCTGCTCCAATAAACGAGCAAAGAAAACGCCGCACGGCTGGTTATGCACGTGTTTCAACTGACAGCGATGAGCAGTTCACCAGCTACGAAGCACAGGTCGATTATTACACCAATTACATCAAAAGCCGAGATGACTGGGAATTCGTAGAAGTTTATACCGATGAAGGAATATCGGCTACCAACACAAAAAAGCGTGAGGGCTTTAAGCGGATGGTCGAGGATGCCCTTGACGGAAAGATTGACCTTATAGTCACCAAGTCGGTCAGCCGGTTTGCCCGTAATACGGTAGACAGCCTTACGACAGTCCGTCAGCTAAAGGAAAAAGGAATCGAGATTTACTTCGAGAAGGAAAATATATGGACCTTGGACTCTAAGGGCGAATTGCTGATTACCATCATGTCCTCCCTTGCTCAGGAGGAAAGCCGTAGCATTTCAGAGAACGTCACATGGGGTCAGAGAAAGCGATTCTCAGACGGCAAGGTCACCGTTCCCTTTGGACACTTCCTCGGTTACGACCGCGGAGAGGATGGCAACCTCGTATTGAATGAAAAAGAAGCAGTAATCGTCAGGCGCATTTTTGCCCTCTTCCTTGAAGGATATTCACCCTATAAGATTGCCAAGACACTTACTGCTGAAGGTATCCTTTCGCCCGGTAAAAAGTCAAAATGGAATGCCGCAACAGTCCGCCGAATGCTTGAAAACGAAAAATACAAGGGCGATGCTCTTTTACAGAAAAGCTACACGACAGATTTTCTCACCAAGAAAAAGAAAATCAATGATGGCGAGATTCCACAATACTATGTTAAAAACAACCACGAGGCAATTATTGATGTTAAGTGTAAACTGGATTTGTCGGGAATTGCATCGTAG